AACCACTTCACAGGGCGCACATGAAGCGCCGCTGCTGCTGGCGATCTCGACGCAGGCCCCGACTGATGCGGACTTATTCAGCATCTGGCTCGATGACGCTGAGCGCAGCGACGATCCTTCGATTGTCAGCCACGTTTATACCGCGCCAGAGGACTGCGAGCTCGAAGATCCGAAGGCTTGGGCGGCGGCTAATCCAGCGCTGGGGCTGTTCCGCAGCGAGAAGGACGTAGCGGAGCAGGCAGCACAGGCGAAGCGGATGCCTACGAATGAGGCAACGTTCCGCGTCCTGACGCTTAACCAGCGCGTCAACATGGTGGCGGCTTTCGTGTCTCCTTCTGTGTGGAAGGCCGGAAACGGCAAGCCGGGTGCGCTCGATGGGGTTTGTTTTGGTGGATTGGACTTGTCGGCAACGACCGACTTGACCGCCTTCGTTCTGACCTGCCGCAAGGATGATGTTGTTTCGGTGCATCCGTTCTTCTGGATGCCTGCCGACAACGTGGCAGAGGCCGCACGGCGCGACCGAGCGCCCTATGACGTATGGGTCAAGCAGGGGCTGATGCGGACTACGCCTGGCAAGGTGATCGACTATGACTTCGTGGCGAAGGACATAGGCGAGATCACGGCGGGACTGGATATTGCCAAGGTCGGCTTCGACCGTTGGCGGATGGACCGAATGCAGGGTGCGCTAGAGCGGCAGGGCGTTTCCTTGCCGCTGGAGCCGTTCGGACAAGGTTATGTGAGCATGTCGCCCGCGCTTGACGCGCTGGAGGCGGATCTACTCGCGGAGAAGGTTAGGCACGGCGGGCATCCCGTCCTTGCCATGTGCGCGGCCAATGCGGTCGCCCTGCCCGATCCTGCGGGCAATCGTAAATTGGACAAGAGCAAAGCGACGGGCCGCATCGACGGGCTGGTGGCTTTGGCGATGGCAGAAGGGGTTGAGGCTATGGCGCAGGATGTTGTGGTGCCCTCCCCTTGGGATGACCCCGAGTTCAGCATGGTGGCGGCATGAGGTGGCCTTGGCAGCGCGAAGAACGCGCAACGATCACGCAGAATGCAAGTGCCGAAGAACTGGCGATGTATTTCCAAGTGATCGGCGGGAACGTCACCCCGACGGCGTCCCTGCGGTGTGGGCGGCTGTCTCGTTCCTGTCGCGCACGCTCGCTGCACTGCCTCTGCACCTATACCGAAACAAGTCCGAAGGCGTCGAGAAGCTGTCCGGCGGGCTTGCCACGCTGATCCATGAAGCCCCGAACGAAGAGACGACAAGCTTCAAGTGGCGGCAGTATTTCTGGCAGCAGGTGTTTACTGGCGGGCGCGGGCTTAGCTGGATTGAGCGCAGCGGGAACAACATCGTTGCGATCTGGAACTTCGACCCGACCAAGACGAAGCTAACCCGCGAAAACGGGCGCACAAGCTACAAGTTCGATCAAAAGGCCCCTTATGCAGCGAAGGACGTTATCGACGTTCCCTTCATGCTCAAGCCTGACGGGCTGGCGCACTATGGACCTATCGCGAGCGGGAACAAGGCGATCCAGCTTGCGCTCGCCATGAATGATTATGG